TATTCTCTTTGCGAAAGAACATGTTTTCAAAATTGTAAATTCCGAGAATAAGGATGGGATCTCAACAAATGTGACAATTACAATAAAAGAGACTGAACTTTTTCGTCTTGTTGAAGAAGATTTGTGTTATTTTGTTGTGAGTAATCTTCCACCAAAGTGTGATTTATCAAATTACCTTGTTTCTGAACCTATCAGATGCAAAGGTAATGGGAGAATTGTAAGTGCTAATCCTGATGGTCAGCGCGGTACAATTGATTTCCACTGCTTAGAGTACCAACCTAAAGTTGGTGGTATTCTAGGCTCTGATCCTGAGAATTATCTTGGTAGTACTATTGTACGTACTGCCGAGGGTTTGTGTGGATCGCCATATTGTATGATTACAGCTAAGGGTTTTGTTATTCTTGGTTTACATACATATGGACCTGGCGCTCATATACCAATACAATCATCTTATCATGTTGGTTGTAATATATTAACACCAGAACTTTTAATTAAATCTGGTATTGCATATACTATGCAATCCAGTAATAGTGCTCTCCTTCCACTATCATCTAAAACCGCAAAACGCGAACTTAGTGGTTTGCACCGTAAATCACCATTCCGATACTTTTGTAAAGGCGTGGCGAATGTCTATGGATCTTTTGTTGGTTTTAGACCTAAACCTAAGAGCAGAGTGTGTTTAACACCAATGAACACATTTCTTTCAGAGGAAGGTTATAAAACTAACTTTACTGCTCCTGTGATGTCAGGTTGGGTCCCCTGGAGACATGCACTTGAAGAAATGACTAAACCACACGAGTATGTTGATGTAGCTTTGGTTGCTAAAGCTCGCAGTATGTTCGTGAGTGATATCCTTGTTCAATTGGATGAGGAAATCAAAACAGTAGTTCATCCATATGATGAATTTACTGCTATCAATGGTGCTGCTGGTATAACTTATGTTGATAAAATCAATCGTAATACTAGTGCCGGAAATCCTTGGAAAAAATCCAAGAAATGGTTTATGTCATCTTTACCTCCGGTTGGTGATCTATTAGATCCCGTTGAGGTGAATGCTGAAATAAGAGAAAGAGTCGAACTGCTGGAGACAGCTTATCGAACAGGAACAAGGATGTATCCTTGTTTTTGTGCTCACCTTAAGGATGAACCTGTTTCTTTTGCCAAACGTGAGATAGGTAAAACGAGAGTTTTTGCTGGTGCTCCTGTTGATTATTCAATAGTTGTGCGCAAATATCTTTTATCTGTTATCCGTTTAATTCAATCGCATAATTTGCTTTTTGAGTCTGGTCCTGG